TAGCCAAGCAGACCGTTGTTTCGATCAAGAAGCCTGAGGGCGCATTGGATGTGCTGGCGGCACTGTCTGGTGAGGTGGTGAGTCTTTCGGACGAGTTCAGCAAGCGCATGAAGGCGTTGGCTGGCCGTATCGAAGAGGTAGCCCTGTCGGTTGAGGCTGAGCGCGAAAGTAATGCTGAAGCCATCGTCAAAGCCAGACGCCTGCAAGAGGCGCTCCGGGAGTTTGCGTAAGCACTCGGCTTTGCGAACCCCTGGCCGTAAAGCGCTCGGGTATTTGCGAAGTGCCGCCTCAAGGCAGTGGCCCTGAGTAAGCGTGAGTTTTTGGATAGGAGCGGGATATGAGCGCAAGAGATAAACAGGTCATCTCATCTTGGCAGGTTGTCGTGTATGGCGACCGCGTCAGTTTCAAGCGTGTTGATAACGGGCAGATGCAAGAAAGTTATCCGCCCGTTTCCATTTCAAAAGCGGCTGTATACGCAGCGGCTATTGTTCATGGTCTTCAACCACCAAGAGATCTTCGTCCGTGCGATAAACCGATTGATTAAATTCAATCTGCACCAAGTCAGGCCCGCGGCGTTTCACTCGGTAGAAGTCCAGCCCTCCAAAAGAGATCCGTGTTTCTCTGGGCAATCCTTCCAATTGGTCTAGCAACGTACCGAGATCTGTTGTGTGGCTTTCGATGATTTCCTTCGTTGGCATTTGTTACTCCTTCGTACTGGTTGCGGAAAGGCCAATGGCTGGCCGTGGCCTCCAGCAGTCTCGCACGGTTTTGGTGCTCGAAAAACGCCGGGGACCCTGGGGGTATTCGGTGGGTACGGGGTCGGAAACCCGCGGGACTGTGTTAGCGAACGTTTCACCAGCTTAGTGAACTCAGGTGAACAGGTGAACACTTCGAGTTCACTGGGTGAACAGGACATTCAATCATGACTGTAATTAGCAAAACGGAGTTTGCGGCACGGCGTGGCTGGGCTAAATCCTATGTCTCGAAGTTGGCCAATCAAAATCGGTTGGTGTTGACCAAGGACGGCAAGATCGAACTTGAAGCCACTGAAGTCTTGCTGGATCAAACCGCCGACCCCAGCAAGGCCGCTGTCGCCGACCGTCACCACCAGGACAGGCTGCAGCGTGATGTGTACAGCCAGTTATCCAGCCACGTCGAGCCGACTTCAATGGCTGCGCCGCCGCACTCGCTTACCCCTGCGGCGGCGCTTCCCGATTTCCAGAAAGCCAGAGCCTTGCGTGAGCACAACTTGGCCCAGCTCGCCGAGATCGAGCTGCATAAAGCCAAGGGCTCATTGGTCTCTGTGATAGCGGTACAGACTGGCGCTTACAACGCCGGTCGCATGTTGCGCGACCAATTGCTCGGCATGCCTCCCCAGCTAGCCCCGGAATTGGCGTCCATGACGGATCCTTGGGAAATCGAGAAACACCTGACGGCGGCGATCCGTCGCTCGCTGGAAGACGCCGAGCGCATCTCTTCAGCGGACCTTGAACACACACTGACACCGAGTTAAGCCTATGCCCACCGAAATTCCTGACGGTGCAGAGGTGTACCGTGAGGCGTATTTCCGTGGGCTTCGGCCCGACCCGGACGTCTGGATCGATCAGTGGGCCGATGAGTACATGCGCATCCCGCGCGACACCGGCGCCGCTGAGCCTGGCCAGTACCGCACCTCGCGTACACCCTATGCCCGCGAGCCCATGCGCTGCCTGTCACCGGCTCACCCCTGCAAGCGCGTGATCACCATGGTCGCGTCGCAGCTGATGAAAACCCAGATCGGTCTGAACTGGATAGGCGGACTGATGCACATGGCGCCTTCGAACATTCTGGCGCTGCTGCCCAGCTTGGGCCTGGCCAAACGTGTGTCGTCACGGATCGGCAAAACGATCAAGGCGACTCCTGTGTTGCGCGAGCGAGTCGCAGCCAGTCGGTCGCGGGATTCGCGCAACACCATGGACACCAAGGAGTTCGAGGGCGGTACGTTGTACGTCACTACAGCAGGCTCAGCGGCGAACCTTTCGGAGCTCTCGGCGCGCTACGTGTACGGTGACGAAATCGATCGCTGGGAAGTGGACATCGGAGAGGAGGGCGACCCTATCGAGCTGGCGGAAACCCGGGGTAGCACCTTCGGCCGCAATGCCAAGTTCTACTTTTCCAGCTCGCCAACGATCAAAGGCGCGTCGCGAATTTCCGATCTGTTTGACGGCAGCGACCAGCGGCACTACTACGTGCCGTGCCCATCCTGCGGGCATATGCAGACCCTGGATTGGGAGCGCTTGCACTACTCGAAAGACTTCAGCGTGGTGCACTACCAGTGCGCTGGCCCTGACTGTGACGTACTGATCGAGGAGTACCACAAGGGCGAAATGCTCACCAACGGTGAATGGCGCGCCCACGCCGAGGGTGATGGCGAGACTGTGGGCTTTCATCTCAACGCGCTGTATTCGCCGCTCGGCTGGATGGACTGGAAGTCGCTGGCCAAGCAGTTTGAGAAAGCGAAAAAGGCTCAGGCCAAGGGCGACCTTGAACCGATGCAGGTGTTCTACAACACCCGTCTGGCGAAGGTCTGGGACGCAGCTCAAGAGCAAACCAAAGCCGATGTACTCCGAGCGCGGGCGCGACTTGAATGCTTCGGCCTCGGTTCGCTGCCTTCCGCAGTGCTCATGATCACCGGCTCTGTCGACGTTCAGGCCAACCGCTTGGAGTTTATGGCCATGGGTTGGGGCGTCGGCATGGAGCGTTGGGTGGTCGATTACCAGGTGGTGTCGGGCGATCCCGCAGACGAGCGCACCTGGGCTGCGTTGGACGAATTGCTCAAAGCTAAGTACCGCCATCCGTGCGGCGTCGGCCTGGGCATTCTCGCCGTGGCTGTCGACTCCGGCGGTCACCATACCGACGAGGTCTATCAGTTCTGCCGCGTGCGTCGCTGGCGCAACGTGTTCGCCATCAAGGGGGCGAGCAAGCCCGGCAAGCCGGTGATCGCTCAGCGCCCATCCATGGTCGATGTGACCTGGAAAGGCCAGACCGAACGTAACGGCGCCGAGCTGTGGTTCGTGGGTACCGATACCGCGAAGGACTGGATTTACAACCGTTATCCGTTCGAGTCAGGGCCGGGTGCGCTTCACTTCGCCAATGACCTACCCGACGAATTCTTCGATCAGTGCGTCGCGGAACGCAAGGTCGCGCGCTACATACGCGGCCACAAGCGCATCGAATGGGTCAAGGGTAAGGCTGAGCGCAACGAAGCACTCGACTTGATGGTGTATTGCTTGGCTATGGCGCATTACCTGGGCCTCAATCGATACAAGGAGCACGACTGGGAGCGTGTGCGCCAATCACTGGCGCAGTCCGGTCTGTTCGACGAAGCCTTGGGCATCAAATCTGTGCAAGGCGAGCGCGTCAGCAACGCGGGCCAAGCAGCACTAGTTGCTGCACCGCAACCGGTTCCGCAACCCGTTGCTGCCGTCGCGCATTCGCGACCCGCAGCACCACCACCCCAACGCCGCAGCTCCACCAGCGGTTACCTGAAGAGACGCTGATATGTCATTTACCCAGAAGCACCTCGACGCGGTTGAGGGGGCGATCGCTCGCGGCGAAAAAACCGTGCGCTATGGCGATCGCACCTTGGAATACCGATCCATCGACGAGTTGCTCAAAGCTCGCGATGAGATCCGCACCTCGCTGGTGAATTCAGCTGGGCCACGCTCCCGCGTGGTTCGGCTGTACCACGGAGGTAAAGGACTCTAATGGCCCGTTATCCGACGCTCACCCGTAACGGATTTGTGTTGCCGTCGAACATCAAGGCCAGTTACGAAGGCGCCGGGGAGGGCCGACGCTCAACTGGCTGGGATGCTCCCGACAACGGAATCAACAGCATCAACACCCCGGCACTGCGTAACCTGCGTTCCCGTTCACGGGCTGCTGTTCGCAACGACCCGTATGCCTACAACGTGATCGATAAGCGCGTTAGCAACCTGATCGGCACTGGCATCACACCAAGACCGAAAACCGACGACGAAGCCCTGCGCAAACTGCTGCAGGAACTTTGGGACGATTGGGTCGATGAGTCGGATGCCGATGAGCGCACCGACTTCAATGGTCAGCAGGCGTTGGTCGCGCGTACGGTGGAAACCTCGGGCGAATGTTTTATTCGATTACGACCGCGTGGCATGGATGAAGGCCTCGCTGTGCCTTTGCAGCTGCAGATCCTGGCCCCCGAGTTTGTCCCTCACGACAAGTTCGAAACCACTCGCGAAGGCAACTTCATCCGCGCCGGGATTGAGTTCACCCCCAGTGGTAAGCGCGTTGCGTACTGGATGTACCTTTCGCACCCGCGTGATGCCTCGTCGTTGAACGCTGGCTACAACCAACTGGTGCGAGTGCCGGCCGCGCAGGTGCTACATATCTTCGAACCGGTTGAGCCTGGCCAGCTGCGTGGCGTGCCGCGTTTGTCGCCGGTGTTGAAACGCCTGCGTAGCCTCGACAACTACGACGACGCGGTGTTGTTCCGCCAAGAGGTAGCCAACCTGTTTGCCGGCTTCATCAGTCGGCCGGCACCGGACTCAGGTCCCATGCCCAGAGATCCGGTTACCGGCCAGCCGTTGAACCTGGATCGCGACGGCTTCACGCCGATGGTGGCTCTGGAGCCCGGCACCATGCAGGAGCTGGCGCCAGGAGAAGAGGTCGAGTTCTCCAAACCGCCGGACGCGGGTAACAACTATCCCGACTTCATGCGACAGCAGCTGATGGCTGCGGCGGCCGGTACCGGGACACCTTACGAGATCCTCACCGGTGACATGCGCGAGGTCAACGACCGGGCGCTACGGGTGGTGCTCAACGAGTTCCGGCGCCGATTGGAGCAACTGCAATTCGGTGTCTACGTGCACCAGCTTTGCCGGCCGGTGCGCGCGGCCTGGATGGACATGGCGGTGTTGTCGGGTGTCCTGGTATTGGACAACTACACACAACGGCGCCGCGAGTACCTGCGTACGCGTTGGGTCCCGCAAGGCTGGGCCTACATCCAACCTGTTCAAGACGTGCAAGCGCGGCGCATGGAAGTGCAGGCCGGCTTTGCCTCGCGCAGCGAGATGGTCCTGCGCACCGGATACGACGCGGAAACGGTCGACGCGGAAAACGCAGCCGATCTGGTCCGGGCCACCACCCTAGGCCTCAACTACACCACCCTCGACGCTTTCGTCCCGATCGACGACAAGGAGCAATCATGAGCAAGAAAGCGCGACCGCGCGTTTACAACCGGGCGGGCAAGCGCGTGCCGGTGCAAGACAAAACCTGGTACGCGGTACACGCGAGCGGTGAAGCCACCGAGCGGGTGATCGAAGTCTTTGTCTACGGCGAGATCGGTGGCTGGGGTATCACCGCCAATCAGTTCGTGCAGGATCTGCGCGCCATGGACGACGGCGTCTCGCCGGTGATTGCCGCCTTCAACAGCATCGGCGGTGACTTGTTCGACGGCCTGGCCATGCACAACGCGTTGTCGCGTTTGGGCGAACGTTGCACCGGCCGTGTTGATGCGTTGGCCGCCAGTGCTGCCAGTGTGGCGGTGTGCGGGGCACACCGGGTTGTGATTGCTTCCAATGCCATGCTGATGATCCATAACCCTTGGACGTACGCGGCAGGGGATGCCGAAGACTTCCGCAAGGTGGCTGATGTCCTGGACCAAACCATGGAAGCGATCATCGCGGCCTACAAGGCCAAGGCGCCGGACATTGATGAGGTTGAGTTGCGGCGCCTGGTGGCCAATGAAACGTGGCTCACCGCCAATGAGGCGGTGGCCTTGGGACTGGCTGACGAAGTGGGTGACGGTGTCACGGTCAAGGCGTGCGTCGGCCAAGGTGCCGTGTTGCAGCGTTATCAGCACGCACCGGCCGAGCTACTGGCCCAGCTCGACGAACCGCCAGAGCCCGATCCGGATTCGGAACCAGATGATCCGCCGTTGACGCCTCCCGTGGTCGACTCAGCAAAGTTGGCCCTGATGATCACCCAGCGTTGTGCCGAGTCGGGTATCAGCAATTTGATCGAGCCACTGCTCAGCTCCACCAAACTCGAAAGCGAAGCCATCGTCCAGGCCGGTCTGACTCGGGCCAAAGCGGTGAACGATCTTTGCGTGGCTGCGCGTTTGCCCGAGTTCAGTGTCGAGTTCGTTGCCGCTGGCCTGGACGTCGCAGCGGTGCGTGCGCGCCTGTTCGACAAGATCGTCGGCAGTGGCAAGGGTTTCGAAATCGACAACAGCTTGCCGCTGGACGATGACCCGGCCCTGAAGGTGCAGGCCAAAAAAATCGATCAACCTTCCATTTGGTCCGCACGCCAAGCCGCGCAGACCGGTAAATCCCAACCTGCTTCAGGAGTAAGACGATGACCATCCAACGTGAGCCAATGCATGCGGGCGAATTTCTCCTGTCTGAAGCGGCTGGCACCATTTCCCGCGAGGCGATCAATGTCGCCGCAGGCCCAGCACTTGAGCCGGGGCAGATCCTGGGGCTGCTCAGCCTCACTGGCGAGTTTGCCCCGTACAACCCGACGGCCGAAGACGGTAGCGAAAACGCGGTTGCCATTCTTTATGGACCGCTCGGCGAATCGGACGTGGTGCGCCGTGGTCGTGCGGTGGTGCGCCTGGCGGAGGTCAGCGAAGCCCATCTGACCGGCTTGGACCCCGCTGCCGAGAAGGCGCTCGCCGCTCACTTCCTGATCGTCCGTTAAGACGATCCTCTGTTTTTCCAGCCTGCCGAGTGCGGGTTTTTTGTTTTCTGGAGATTGCTTCATGGCTGATATTGAAATCTTTAACGATGATGCGTTTTCGGTCTCTTCGCTGACCGCCGCCATTAACGAACAGGAATACCTCCCGGGCCGCATCAGCAGCCTTGGCCTGTTCCATGAAGAGGGCATCACCACCCTGACCGTACAAATCGAAAAGGACGGCGACATTCTGGCCTTGGTGCCAGCTGGTGAGCGCGGTACGTCCGGGCTGGTGGTCAGTGGCACGAAGCGCAACCTGATCCCATTCAATACCGTGCACCTGCCACAACGCTTTGCGATCAAGGCAGACGAGATTCAGGGTATCCGCGCGTTCGGGACACGCTCCGAGTTGCAGGCAGTTCAAGACGTGGTGAACAAGCGCTTGGCGAAGGCGCGTCGACAATTGGATGCCACGCACGAGTTTCAGCGCATGGGCGCGCTGAATGGGCAGATCCTTGATGCCGATGGATCGACTGTGCTCCTGGACATCTACAAAACCTTCGGCGTGACCCGCAAGAAAATGTCCATGGGGCTGAACAGCGCCGATACCGAACTGCGCGTAAAGTGCGGCGAAGCATTGGACATGCAGGAAGATGCACTGGGAAGTATCACCAGCAGCGGCTCGCGTGCCCTGTGTGGCAAAAACTTCTGGAACAAGCTGGTCGTCCACAAGTCGGTAAAAGAGACCTTTCTCAACAGCCAGCAGGCTGCCGCCTTGCGCGGTGATGCCCGTGAAAGCTTTGAGTTTGGCGGCA